GACCTGGAGGCTTATTGTCCCGCTAATGAGTACCTTCCCCGCTTTTGACCCTGCACCAGGGATGACCAAGCAAAGCGCACCACAGGTGCGTGCAATTGCTTTTGGCAGTGGTTATAGCCAGCGAGCAACGTTTGGCATTAACCAAGATCCCAAGATCTATAACCTGACATTTCGGGTTTCTGAAACGGAAGCCGACACCATTGAAACATTCCTAGATGCTCGCGGTGGGGTCCAAAGTTTTGACTACACACCACCAGGAGAAGCAGCCAGCAGCAAGTTTCTTTGCCAACAATGGACAAAGACAATTTCTTTTGTTGATCGAGCTGAGATTAACGCTACTTTCGTTCAAGTATTTGAGGTCTAATGGCTTATCCCTACGCCTTACATAAGTGGATAGACAACACGGCGTTTGCGGTTGGCGACGTTGTTCGAGCTAATCCTGCAAAAGACAACACGCTTGCTTTTAAGTGCGTTAAAGCTGGAACGACAGACACTCTTGACACTTACGCCGAATTTCCTAATCAAGAGCCTCTATTTCCATTTAAAATTACAAACCAATTAGAAGATGGTGGTGTAACTTGGGAAGCATTTGAACCGTTAGCAGAAGAGCTACTTCGCCTTGCCCCAACAGCAGTTATTGATTTATTTAAAGTTATACTTAGTAAAGGCATAAACGAACAGTCGCCAGTTCCATGGCCCAATAGTGACGGTTCAGATGTCGAGTTGCGTTATCACGCAGGCAAAAACGGCTTAACAGAAGATATTAAGTTTGACACTGAAACCTACCCAGCTGTGCCAGTTGAAGTTGATGGGTTTGAATTTTCGGCAAAAGGGACACTGCCTAGGCCAACGTTAAAGGTCGCGAACGTAAACAACGCAATTACATTATTGATGGGGCAATACAACCCGTTAGGCGCAAAGGTCCAGAGAATTCGTACATTTGCCAAATTTATTGACACGACTAACTTTAATCAACCAGTGCCTTTTGCTGTTGAATCAGATATTGCCGACGCTTTGACAACAGAAGGCGGCAATTCTTTGATTATGCAAACACCAAACGATACTGCTGACCCTAATGCAAAAATTGTTGAGACTTGGTACATCGATCGAGTGTCTGGCGAGAACCAGCAGTTTGTTGAGTTTGAACTTGCGCCAAAGATTGACTTGATTAATGTAAGCTTGCCACGCAGGACAATTGAAGAGTTCTGCCCTTGGAAGTACAAGGGTAAGGAATGTGGTTACGTCGATGATAAGTGTTTCACCGTGAATGATGCCTTCATTCCGAACGATCAAAAAATTATTGAAAACGGAGTTGTAGTTAACGATATATGCGGGAAACGTTTATCAAGTTGTCAAAAAAGATTTGGCATTGAAAATGATTTACCCTATGGCGGCTTTTATGGAGCAAGACTTCAGGCTTAACGCGGAAAAACACGCCAAGACTGTTTGCCCTAACGAAGCGTGTGGTCTGGTTGTAAATGGGCGGTACTTCCCTTGCAAAAATATTGCGTTAGATCCGGCTACAGATTTTGCAATTAATCCTGCTGACTATGCCCGTGCCATGTTTGCTGGCACGATTGAGGCCGTGGTGCATTCGCATCCACAAGGAACACCAGTCAGTGAGCATGATCGAAAAGCTTGCACGCAAACCAAGATCCCTTGGTACGTTTATTCCGTGCCAGACAATCAATGGTTAATTATCAAGCCTTGCTAGGCCAACAGTGGGATTACGGCAAAACTGATTGCTACTCCCTGCTTCGCGAGTATTACGGGTTACTTGGAATTGACTTGCCGGATTTTCCGCGTCCTGAGTCGTTGGAGCGTACAGAAAGCATATTTTTCAAGCACGCAAAAGCTATTGGCTTTAAGCCGGTTCTTTTTGAAGACCGTCGCAATCATGACGTTTTAATCATGCGGCTTGGCACAAGAAATCCAATGCACGCGGCAATTTACGTCGGAGGAGACAAGATCTTGCACCAGCGAATGAACAGCCTGAGTGCTTTAGAGCCTTTAAGCCGTTACTATAGGCAAAGCGTTGCGGCAGTTTTTCGCCATGCAGCTAGTTCTGTTGGCGGGTGAGCTGGGCGAGAAGTACGGCCAGGAGCACGAGTATTACAACCTTCAGACGCCTGCTGATGCAATCAAGTTGCTTTGCATCAACTATCCAGCGTTAAAGGCTGAGCTATTTGAAGCGCACAAAAACGGCGTTGGATACAGAGTGATCCAGGGTGGTGCGGCGATGGGATATGACGAGCTGCAATTGCCGTTTGGCAGCAAGCCGTTGCTTGTAGTGCCTGTCATCACAGGCTCTGGCGGCGGGTCTGTGACGCAGATCTTGCTTGGTGTTGGTCTGGTTGCAACTTCGTTCTTGCTGCCAGGTGCTGGCTTGTTTGGGGCGTCTGCATTTGGAGCGTTTGGCGGCCCCATTGCGGCAGCCGGAACGTTAACGACTGTTGGCACAGCACTAAGTGCAGTCGGTGCCAGCATGATTCTTTCTGGAACAGCAAACCTCCTTTCGCCCCAGCCAGAATTGCCAAAGGCGAATCGAATCAGAGGCGAAGGTTCAAATGTTCGTGGACCTGGCCCTGATGGCATTACAAGAGGTGCATCCGGCAAGCAGTCTTATGCCTTTACCGGACCTGCTAATACGGTTGGAACGGGCACCACACTGCCTGTCATCTATGGGCGCGTAATAGCTGGCAGTCATTTGGTTGCAGCAAACTTAGATGTAACTGACAATTCTGACCCGCTGCAGATAGCAACGCAGACTCCAGGTATTGAAACAATTAAAATTAATGGCGAAAATTTGACTACAAGGCTAAAAGACTGTGGAGGAATAGAAAGCAGAAGGGGCACAACTTTGAATGAACTTATCGTTAACAGTAGCGATACAAATCGCAGCACAAAAGTTGCCATTAATAAGATATTTGGCCCTCCTAGCACTAATTCTAACCAAACTCAAAGACTAAAAGATGGAGCCGAGTACAGAAGCAACGCTAATAACGGAGGATGGCCTGCTCTTAGATATAAAGAGGACAGAGGAAAACGCAAAAAAATTGATGTTATTTTTAAGATCGCAGAAGGCTTGCACGATTTTGTTTCAGAAGAAGGAAGCACTAAGATTGATGGTTTTATTACTTACGAAATAACGCTGACGATTACTACAGGAGGGGCAGATATTCCTGTAGCATCAGCCCGCATAACAGTACAAGGCTTGACGAACGCAAATCAAAACGTTGTGTTTGGCCATCGGCTTGAAATGCCAAGAGTTCAAGATCGTAACAACGACGATTTAGCTATAAAAGTGGAAATTATTGAAGTTGGCCTTCTCCCTACGGCTACATTTCAATTACAAAGCTACGGCTACGACTTACTTGCACCCAGCACCTAATGGCTCTCAACTCTAAGACCAACCTCCAGATTATTGACGCAATTTGCGAAGGGCCTATTGATGGTTTCGCAAAGGTAGACAGCAGCGTTGTACTAAATGAAACAGTAGTAACTCGTCGCCAACTAAGTGAAAGAAAAAACAATCCGCCTCGTGTAGTTTATTCTTTAAAAAGAGGCACAGGCCGTCAAGGTAGCTTTAAGGAAACTTCTCTTCTAAGCGATGTTACGACAACTATAGAGCCAGTTGGCGAACAAGTTGGCAAAAATTACTCGGAAAAAGTTAACGCCAACAACTTAGTCACTGAGCGAGATTATGGCGTAGGTAGCGTTGTCAAAACTATAACTGATCCTGAAGTTGATTTTGTTCAACTTGTTTTTACCGTACCAAAGCTATTTTGTGTGGCGGCAGAGGGCTTGGCACGAGGTCAGTTATTCTTTGCCCAAATTAAACTAGATGTTGCAATACAAAGCGCAAAAGGCGCTTATGTCTCTAAACAGATTTGCATAGAAGGACAAAACAAAAACAACATAATTAAAGGAATTGCAACCTCTGAGTACCAATTTAAAACGGCTCCAATTAATTTAGCAGACGAAGATGGCATGAGACGCCCTCCTTATAA